CCCAGATGGAAGATCCTCCATGAAGGAATACCGCCGAGTTCTTTGAACACGGGGACCTTCATGTAGTGCGCGAGCGCAATGCGCTCTACGCAAAGTCCCAGTAGGATTAGCAGCGGCTTAGCCAGCGGCTCTCCCATTGGGATACCACGACAAGTCTCTAAGAGACTTCTGTCGGGAAAGTTCACAAGGCGTGGCCCTATTAACATTTTCAGGTTGTTGTACAACCTGGTTAAGCCAGCTACCTCACAGAGGCCTGCTAGCTCAGCATCGGCTATTCTATAGTCGATGACATCGGTTGCCTGTTTCAGGTCCGATGAAAGTACCTTATGCCCTTCTATAAGATGGGCTTGAGGGTACTTCTGCCAGACGGAAAGGCTTTGCCACGCCTGGTCTGCCCTCAGCAACACTGAGTGTGCTGAGGGATGCTTCGCGAGATACTCGCAGAGCTCGTGGCAGTATGGTTGCTGAGCAACCAATACCCACCACGTTGTGCAAGTCACGATACGTGCCTTGCCTCCAGGTTCGGAAACCGTAACCTGTCTTACGGGCAGGGGCTCAGCCCCTTCCCTGATCCAGCGGTCTCGCATAGCGATTGCCGCCAAGAAGATCACTTCACCGAAGTGCTCATCTGCGCCCCAAAGTTCAACTTTGCGGTCTAGAATCTGCCCAACTTTGTTGGACAGAAATTCTGCGTCGCCTTCGGCTTCGCAGATTGATCTCCACCTGGGGACACCCCTAGGGAGTACTACGTTAACGCCTTTTCTGAGAAGAGGCGTCTGTTCGGGCTCGCTTGGCGTGCCCGTAGCCCAAGGGATTATATCCCTGTAGGCTTCGGTGGCCATGCCACCGTTCTTCACCTCACTATCCAGCGAACCGCTGTTGGTGAGGCTTACGTGTGCGGAGCTTAGCTTCGCACCCGACCACAGATGCTGCATAAGTAGGCCAATGTACCTACCGGCATCTGTGTGATCCCTGACAGCTGAGCTGTCTAGGTCACAGGCTACTGAAGTAAGTTCTTTGAACTTTTCAATAGCCTTTTTCTCCTTGTTGAACCCGCCATTGGCGAGATTCCTCGTGGAGATAAGGTGTGCGAGATTCTCGCACTCCCTTTTACACGTTATGCCTTTGGCGTAACGTGAGAACGTGTCTACTTTAAGTAGCACGTTCCAGAAGATGTTCCCTTTAAGGGTAGCATCTGAAGATACCTGCACCTTACAGGCGCAGGTATAGAAGTGGAGGACAAAGTCCTTCCACTGGTCTACAACGTCATCGACGTTGTAGGTTGAAACCTTGAGTATCTTAGGGACTAAGACCCTAAGCCACTTTCGGTTTTCTCTTTTGAAGAGTGACTCTTCAAAGAGTACTAGGCAGTCTAGAAGACTGTCTAGGTTCTCAAAGACCCTCCGGATCTGAGAGACTGGCCGAGAACTCAGTATCTCGGCATCTCGGCAGGTCATAGACCAAGCCGTTTTCAGGTGGAAGCAAAGCTTCTTCCTGAATCGCTCGTAGGCGAGGGCTTTGCCCCTTTTGCCTAGAGCGTACCCAACATAGTTGGGAACGTAGATCTTCCTAGGTGGACACCACAAAGTGGTTCCGTCCCACCAGGGTACAAGCTCCTCCTGTTTGCAAAGCAGGAGTTGCTGCGCTGTCGAGCAGCGCTGACCTTCATGAGTCTTCACTGTAATAGACACGGCTAAGCCAGTGCCTGTTACAGTTACTCTGACAGCTAAGCTGTCAGCCTCATGGAGGGTTCCATCGACTGAGTCGACGGCCGAGTCTCCCTGCGCCGTTGCCCCGAAGGGGTAGGCAGGAGGAGGCGTCAGCTTCT